AATTTTATATCTAAAATTAATTGTTTCCATACAAAATTAGATTGAATTTCATCATCATTATTATATTCATCATTAACTTTGATTATATTAAAAGCTCTGCCTAATAAATCTAGTACTTCAAAAAATTGCATAAAATCTTCTGGGAAATTTTCATTACGATAATCTATATAATCATTTATGACATTGAGAAATTCTAAAATATCAGTGGATAAATTTTTAAAGAGCTTATTTTTAGATTTTATATCTTCTGGTATATTATATACTAAACGATTAAATTTCTCTTCGTCTTCTGAATCAATAAATAAAAAACTTGAAACATATTTTAATAACATAATATAATTTTTCAGTACTTTATAAATACTTTTTTGAGAAACTTCATAGAGTACCACACTTTTTATATCAAAGAAAATATTTTCTAAGAAATCAGACAATGTTTCAGCTTTTAATGAATCCTCAAATTTTTCAAAATGTTTATCTTTTATCACTTGTCTTATGCCCCATGAGTAACCAAAGAAAAGGAGATCTAAAGTATTATCCATTATTTCTATTTTTGTATTAAAATTTCCCCAAACATTGTTAATCAGTTCTTGGTTATATAATTCTTTTGAATCGTTTGGTATACAAGGATCTTTATTCTCCTTAAGGTATTTATAAAAGTTGTTATCATATATATATCCAAATAGTATAGTTTCTCCTATTAATGTTTCTGCAACAATAAACAATTTATCACTTCTATCTTCAACGATTATTTCACCTGATTTCATCCCCTTTTTTTCGCATATAATATCGATTTTACTTGTTCCGTAAAATATCTTTGTTGCACCTGTTGGTGGATAAGTGTATTCCCTCATCTCATCAAGAACTTCAATTTTAAAAACTCTAATCTTTTGTAAATATAACTCTTTATTTTTCATTAACAATTTTACTTGTTTTTTAGAATGGTCATATTTATCTTTTTTTATTACAAATATTGGTCTATAATAATCTTTTTTGTCTTCTAGTTCTTTTTCTCTTAATTCATTTTCTTTTTGTTTTTCTTCCAATAGTTTTTCTTGCTGTTTATTATAAGAAAAAATAGCAAAGGACAACGTTAAAATAGTTGCATAGTAAGATTTATAGTCCCTTAGTACATAAAACATCTTTTTGAAAGCTTGAATAGGTGCTATTTTTAGTCCCTTTTCTATAAAGTAAATCACACACTCTACAAGCAGTGGAAGAATTAAAAAGATAAATAACCACATGTAAAATCTTTTGTTTTGCTTTATATGCCATATTATTTTCTCTGTATAATTTTTTGCTTCTTTTTCTTCGTTCATACAAATACCTCTGTGAATTTCTTTAACTTAATTTATTAAGACTAATATCTTATTGTACACTCTTTCTTATAAATCTTCAATATTTACATAAAATTTTATATTTAGAAGCTGTTTAATTGAATTCCTTTTTTTAGCAAAAGTGCCGGATACTTTTTTAAGACAATCGGAAATACCCATTATTTTAATAACTGAAGCTATAATAATGTTATGTACTTTTCTTCCTACATTTTTCAACATTTATAGATATTATTTATCAAGTCTTATCTGCTTCTTATAGCCATTTAAACAATTATACCTTTTTACCTTTTGAAACGGTCTAGCGTTTAAAATAATAAAAAATCTAAACCAATGCAATAATCACACTTATTTAAATTTTTATATTAATCATATACTTCTCTACGATGTTTATAGTATACCGCTACTATAATTAGCTTGTTATCTTCTATCTCAGTCAATAACCTATAATTACAAATACGATAACCCCAATAACCTTTTTTATCATGTGAGAATGGTTTTCCTTTTATTCTAGGATCAGTACAACCATTTAAATTTTTATCAATCCAATTATATAAAGTTCTTTTTGCGTGCTTATCAAGTTTTTTTTATTCTTTTATCGAAAATTACTTTATATTTATTAATTATACTTCAAACACTTCTTTCATATCTTCAAAAGAAACATATTCAACTTCATTTCTTTCTTTACGTTCTTCATACTCTTTCATTAACTGCAAATCGTATTCATCTTCTAACTTTTCAAGTGCCAACTGTTTTATAGTTGTTGATAATTTACCACCATATAGTCCCGAAACACTTTGAAAAATTCTTTTTTCTTCTTCGTTTAGTCGGATAGTTAAAGTACTCACAATATACCCTCTTTCTTTGTGTCACGTTTGTAATATAAGTATATAATAACTATTATTTTTTAGAAAGTGAAATGATTATTTTTTCAGTCGCTAAATACCGCTATTTTTTAATATCACTTTTTTTATTAAATAAAAAAGTATTGGTATTACTCTTTCAGGAGCTTAACTTATCTATATAGTCACTTAAGTTATTTCTCTTTTCCATTTTAATTCTAACTCTTCAAACTGTTATTTTGTTCATCATTCTACACTCATTCTTGTGTTCACGCAGCAGAAAAGCAACGAGATAATATGGCTGTTAAGTTTTCTAAATATGTGAATTTTTAAAAAACCATATGCAAACCGTATGCAAAACAAAACAAAAAGTCTTAAACGTTCATATAATAAGCTTTCAAAATAGATTATTTAGTTTGTCTGTTCAAAAATCCCTGTTAACTTTGCTAGTTTGTATTTACTCATATCTAATTCTTTTAAACGTTCATTTATTAACTCATTAAACTCTTTCATAAATGTTTGACCTTCTTTCACTATTTTGGTATAATTTATTTGAGTATTTCCAGGAAATTAAATTCTACTACTAAACCTTTTCAATGAAATACTTAATATTTTAGAAAGGAGATATAATTAATATGAGTGAATTTTATTATTTCAATAAACATATTGACGATAAAGGTAGACATGAAGTTCACACAGAAAATTGTAATTTCATTCCTCATGTTGGAAATAGAGAGTACATAGGGTATTTCTCTAATTCTATTTATGCTATACACGAAGCTCAAAGAAAATATCCATATAAAAAATTTGATGGATGTTACTTTTGTTGCAATGAAACTCATAAAGGTTAGTTTTTACTAGCCTTTTTATTGTTTACGAAGTTTCTATATTTATCTACACTTCTTTTTTCTATTTCATTGATCAAATCTTGTCTATAACATCTACAGCATTCTTGTAATACTTTAATTTCAAATCTTAATTATTCATTATCTATTTTTAATCTTTGATTTTCTTCTAGAAATTCATCTTTGCACATTTTTTATGCTCCTTTCATTAACTTCTTTGATATGTGCTAGATATCTTAAATTGTATTTTCTTTTAAAAATTTATTTACTTCACTTTCTAAGTAAATGTATTGTCTACCTACTTTAGTCGGTCTAAGTCCTCGAATATTAAGTTCAGCTAAGGTATCTTGCCCTATATTTAACTCTTTGCAAAGTTCTTTTTGGTTAAACCTTCTATTGAGAACTAACTTTTCTTTTAAAATCTGATAAACTTTCTCAGCGATTGTGTCGATAAGTTTGTCAATAAAATCACTAGAGAACATTTCAATTACCACCTTTCTTTTTTTATTTTCATTACCTTACATCTAACTTTCATAGTATAATTACAATGAAAGGAGGTGATTATATGCAACGAACAACATTCGATTATTTAATAATTATTATTCCAATAGTTATATCGCTAATATCAGTAATAATTTCTAGCTTAAGCTTATATCAAACTAAAAAATCTATATACAACGCTTCTAAACCATACGTTGTCCCTTATATTGAGACCATTCACGGGTTAAATTTCCAAAAGAATTTAACAATAAAAAACTTTGGAAAAACCCCTGCAAGAATACTCGATTTAACATTCCACACTCCCTTAGATGAGTTTAATAACAATTTACAAATGAAATCAATAGTTGGTAGTATTATTGCTCCTAATCAAAAATTTTCTACTAATCTTCATCCAAGGTTTAAAGACGACGTAAAACTCACTCTGAAATATAAAGATCAATTAGGAAAAATTACTGAGTTAAAAGAAACATTAAAAACTAATATTTCTGAAAGTTTACTTTTTTCTACAGGTTCACATCCTGATAATACTAGCGATGAGGTTAAAGCTATCAGAGAATCTACTATCACTCTGATTAGTAATTTTAAATAATATTTTGTACTACAGCTTCTTTATCTAGGAATGCTGTAGTTCTTTCTAATTTTAGCTTAGCTTTCCAGTAAGGAAGTTTGTGTTTTGCTAGCATATTGATTATTTCGTTTCTAATTGGTTCTTCGTCTTCTGATAAAAAAACATCATCAGTTTCTATTTCTTTATATTCAATCGAGATAATTTTTCCACTTATATCACTTGTTATCTTTTTAGAAATATTCATATAGATAGTCTCCTTTTTTTTTATTATTTTTCAAGAACTATATTCTTGACTGTAACTATATCTTAATTAATATGAGTTCTTTCACTTGTCAAGAATTTTTTTCTTGTTTTTTGAAAAATATTATTAAAAAATATAACCTTGTTCTTGAAAATAAGAATGTGATATAGTATAATTATTTTAAAGGAGGCGTATATGCATGACGTTAGGAAAAAGAATTGAAGAAAAAAGGTTAGCTAAAAATCTAAAAAAGAAAGAATTAGCAAAACTTATTAATGTACACGACACACTTATAGGAAAATATGAACGTGATGAAGTAGATTTAGGACTTAGCAAAATTAAAGAATTAGCTAGAGCGTTAGACACCACGCCTGCTTTTCTTATGGGCTGGGAAGATGAACAAAAAGAAATTGATATAGCAAATATGGTTAATGATTTAATGGATAATTTAAATAGTAATCAAGCCTTAATGTATAGCGGTGAACCAATGGATGAAGTAACAAAAGAATTAGTACGTGCTTCAATCGAACAAGCAGCAAGAATCGCTATGGCACGTCACAAAACAGAAAATGATGATTAAAGATATTTACCATTCCTTAGTAAAGGCATTTTGAACAGCTAATCCATTTAATATCGCTAGGCAATTAGGAATAACAGTACTATTCAACGATTTAGGAACAAACAACGGGCTATATCATTCTTTAGAAATTTGCAAGAAAACATACCACCACATACACATCAATAACAACTTATCTGACGATGATAAGCGATACACCATGGCACATGAATTAGGATACTTTATTTTACACAAAAATTCAAACTTACACTTCTTAAGGAGAATTTCAAGAGTACCCTTATCAAGACAAGAAATAGAAGCCGACCTATTCGTAAGCTATTTTATAATTTCAGATGAGGAAATAAATAATATCTCTCACATATCCAAGTCATTTAGACTAGACTATAGAATATGTGAAGAAAGAATTAAATATTTAGATAGCTAGTTAACTTTAGCTATCCATTATGGTTAAATAACCGCCAAAAATACAAATCAAAAGGAGTATATAAAAATGAAAAAATCAAGAATATTATTGAGTACATTTCTTGCTAGTGCTGTAGTACTTGCTGGATGTTCTTCAAAAACAGAGACTAATTCATCTTCTGGAAAAACAGAACAAAAAGAAGAAAAGAAAAACAGTAATGAGGCTAAATTAGGCGCACCTATCACATTTGATAAAGAAGCGGAAATAACAGTAAAAACTGCTGCATGGACTGATGAAAGAAATCAATTCCTAGATAAACCAGCTAAGAAAGTTCTTTTAGTAACATACGATGTTAAAAACCTTTCTGACAAAGATTATTCAGTAGGTACTGAAATGAGATTATATGTAAATGGTAAAAAAGCAGAAGCATACCCTGTTCAATTAACTTTAGAAACAATTTCAGCCAATAGAGTTTTTGAAAACGCTACTCAGGCATTTGCTGTAAATGAAGATGGAGAACTTGAATTAGAAGTACAACCTTTTATGTCACAAAAAGAGAAAAAAATCATTAAACTTGATTTAAAATAAAATAAAAAAACTCCCTGCCCCCGCCAAGTGTACCGACCTCCTAAAAGTTAATTTTTTTGGTCTAACTTTTTGGGGTCGGTACAAAAATTAATCAAAGGGAAAAATCTTTAATAATAGGTACAAGAGTAAAGAAACATCAACCTTGTTTTACTGACGAGATCACGAACTCTTATTTATATCTAAATTTCATGAATGCTAATTTAAAACGTATCTGTAAAAATCATGATTTTAAAGAAATTAAAGTACATGGTTTCAGACACACACATTGTAGCTTACTTTTTGAAAGTGGTATTACTATTCAAGAGGTACAAGAAAGATTAGGTCACTCTGACTTAAAAACAACAATGAGTATTTATTCTCACGTAACAGAAAAACAAAAAGAAGAAGTTGGGAAAAAATTTGCAAGATACGTTAATTTTTAAAGTGTGGGTCAAGTGTGGGTCAAGTGCCATAACAAAAAGCCTTAAACGTTGATACTTTAAGGCTTCTCTAACTTTATTATTTAGTTTCTCTGATTTTATCTTATATTTATTATATATTATATAAATATATAATTGTTCTAAATTCAATGTTTCTTAATCTAAAATTAGTATTATTTGTTAATACAAATAAATAACAACGTTTGTAATTTCGTAACAGTTTTAGTGATATATTGTTTGGTTTTTATTAAAATATTAATATAATCGAGGTCTTTTCCAATACACTAAGAATTCCCCCACCTATCGTAGCTCTATAATTCCTTTATATCATTTTTTGTCTATTTTTTCATACCTTTCGATATACTTACATAATTTCCCAGCTGTTTTTAAAGTCATATTTTCTATACTCCTACTGCCATTTCTGTAATTTTGAATCATACTTAAAGCTACACCACTATCTTTCGCTATTCTATAATCTGTAATGTTGCTGTTAAATAATTCTTCAATTTCTTTTATTACTTTTTCAATCATACTACCTCCTAGATAAATTTTAAAATTATTGAAATTATAGTCGCTATAATTCCTAAAATAAGAATTGTTATTTGTATCTTTTCTTTTTTCATGGTATAATGTGAGTAACAAATAGGTACTTGGAGCTTTTATAAGCTCCGTTCCCTTGAAGTATTTAGAAGATTTTAGCAATCAACTCAATTATCGTTTTAATTAACTGTACCAGAGCTAATATTATTGATAATTTTAAAAGAGTTTCTTGTTTAGAATCTTCTTTTTTATTTTGTTTTTTACCCACTTTTTCACCTCCTTTATATTTATAATTATACATCATAAGATGTATAAAGTCAATAGTTATTTTGGAAATTTTTAAAAAAAATTTGTCAATAAAAAAGAAGTAGATGTCGATAACACCTACTTCTTTTCTTTTCAACTTTATTATTTGCAATGCATCTCTACATCTCAACTGCATTTACTAAATAATCATCCTCAACCCATTGATTTGATGTGTGATGACCTATTCTACTCCAACCATTTTTCTTTTCGTAAACATATACTTCTGTTCCTTTTGGAAGGTATTCCTTATCATTGCTATTTGCATTAGGTTCTGTTTCCACATAGTAATCTTCACTTAAATATCCTCTGTAGTAAGGTTGTTCACGATTTTCAAGATTAGTGTTAGTATCTAATACATTAATACTATTATTGTTATTTTGTGGAATATTACTAATAGTTCCACTCTCAACATCTTTTTTAAATTGCTCTTTTGTTATTCCCCATTTTGCTAAATAATGATATGGATCTATATGGTCTGAAAAATTATTAGGTTGGTTGTTAGTGCAATAGAAATGTGTTTTTATTCCTTCAAGGGCGCTAGAATCAACTGTTATTGGTATTCCGCCTTGTTTTGCTAAATCTCTTAGTAATTGGATATAGATTTCATAATCTTTTCTAAATTCATCATATGTTGTATGGCTTTCTATAAGTTCAACTGCAGCAAATGTTTCATTGTTCCAACCGCCTCCAACATCCCAAGCTCCTTGTCCTACTAATGCTGTTTGATAGACTTTACCATTTCCAACAACGTGAGTATAGAAGCCACTATTTAAGTCTTTATTTCTCATATAGCTTGCTTCTCCACTAGCTTTAGAATTTGGATTTCCTGTTGAATGTGCGTGAACTTGTCTGTAAGGAGATGCACCAACTTGCGGTGTATCCCTTCTTAAATACGTTTCATCCTCTGTATAAGTCATATTTCTACTCCCTTCATCTTCGAAGTCTGGTCTAATCCAACCAATAACACCAGTGAAATCACGTTCATTAAAACGAGCTGGACCTCCTACTGTTAATGCATCTGCATTGCCATCGATGTTTTGTTCAATGGTCTTAATTTTGTAACCGTCACTATCTTCGATTACTACTCCTGTATGTCCAAAATTATGATAAGGGACTGTCATTACAAATACATCTCCTTCTTTTGGATTAACTCCTGGAGCATTGTATATTACTGTTAGGCCTTGTTTTTTAGCGTTTTCTAAAAAGTCAATGGCATTTCCATATAATCTGATTTTCCAAAATTTGTAAAGATAGTAATTAGGCCAATCTGCGCATTGACTGCCATAAACTCCATCAAAGTCATGAGGTTTGTTAACCTCAGATTTTAAATATGCGATTGCTTCAGATTTTTTTACCATTATTTGTCACCTCTATTCTTGCTAAGTAATTCAATGATATTTTTAAGAGCTTCTGCATCTATTCCCATTTTATTTAGGTTTTCTACAATGCTCTTAAGCTCCATTACTAAGTATCCTATGTATAGTGTATATATAAGAATAGTGCCTGTATCTCCAGGAATAAGCACTGAAATCGGAATGAAGAATACCATTACTAGAATACTTCCTATTTTTCGTAAAATCCCATTAATTCCTGCTTTAGAATTGAATGTGATATTAGAATTAATTTTAGCAGCAATGATTCCTGTTAAGAAATCAAGAATCATCGCTAAGCTTATCATTGATAATAAATATAAAATTTTTCCATCTTCAGTTTCTAGAAAGTGTTTTAAAAATTCAAACATTATATTTCTCCTTAATTAAATTAGGCTTGTTGGGCTGTATTTTTCTTTTCGATTTCAGCTAAAATAGCATCTTCAACTTCATATCTTTTATCTCTAAATTCTTTTTCCTGTTTTCTCATTTCTCTTCGATTAGCTGCATATAAGTCTGCGTTGTTCATATACTCAAATACAGTTGATACTCCGTTTTCGTCAATATCTACCGCTGTTGTTTTAACAATTACATCTTCCACCTTAAATTCTCCAGTAAGTTTTGTTGTTTTTTTAATTACTAATGCCATTATTTTTGTTCTCCTTTTTGATTTTCGTATTGTTCTAATAATTCATCTAATAAGATTATTTCTTGTGCTGATAATTGCACTTCTAAATTTTCTAGATCATCAAATAAGTCAATAAATCTATTTGAGTATTCTCCGCTTTGGATAATGATTAATTCATTGGCTAATTCGTCAATATCTTTAGTTAAGTCTTTTTCAGTGTAATCCTCTTTAAATTGTAACTTTCCATCGTTTGAAATAGGTTTACCTTCTTTATCAAATTCAACATAAAGTTCAAGGATTTCTTTTCTGTCCTCGATAAAATTATTGAATTTTTCTTCTAATTTTTTAAGAAGCTTCGCTCTTCCTCTATTTGCTTTCATTTTCGTAATAGGTAATTCCGAAAATATTTTGTATATAATCTCTATATTTTTATTTTTAATCTTTAATTCCATTTATGCTACACTCCTTAATTCTTTTATTTCATTCTCTAGTTTGTTTATTTTTTGGTTTAATTCTGCTATTTTTAACTCAACTTTAAAATCAAGTTCTTGAGTTGCTTTTAGATTGTATGTGTTTAATGTCGCCATATCTAACGTGTAATGACCTTGTTCGCTTTGTGGAGTTATGAATTTAACAAAACTAGGTTCTATTTTTTCTAATTCTTGCGCTATCATTCCCAGTTTCTCATGGCCTTTTTTAGTTTCTTTCCAATCAAATGACTTAAATGAAATTTGATTGATGATGCTTAAAGCTTTAATTTTAGATTCTTTTATATTTGTTTTTAATCTAACATCAGATACTTTTGAAGCGTCTACTGAAAAAAATGTACCTGGTACGGTATATAGTAAATATTGTCCTTTGCTATTATCTTGGTGATATATGTCAAATATTGGATATATACCTTTGCCTTCTTGATTAAACTCCCTAATAGTAGGGATTGCATATCCCCAACTATAATTCCCATATCCATCAGATAGACTTCGACAAGTAATTGTTCCATTAACTGTTACTAAATTTTCATTCCTTGAAGTTACTGTTCCACCACTATCAAAATCGTCATCACTGTATATAAATAATCCTTTGGGAACTGTTCCTGTGCCGACTCCTGGATAAGCAGCACCAGCAATTTGAACCCCAACGCCCCAATTAGCGTTATGAGATGCGGGAGCGTTAATTTGTAATCCTTTTTCTATCGGTTGCATAAATCCATGTTGACCTATTTTTATTTTATTTAATCCTTGGAGTGTGACCCCTTGAATTGTTCCACCGTATATTCTATCTCCACTTAAATATCCCGACTTTATTCGAGTTGCATCTATATCAGTTGCTAATATTTTGTTAATAAATGCGTAATTAGAGGTTATTTTATTCACTAATAAATTATTAACTAATAGTTTGTTAATAAATGCCTCGTCTACTAAAATTTTATCAGCGGTTAAACTGTTTGATTTAATGTGTGTAGCTTCTATAGCTCCAACATCGATATGACCTGCTTTGATAATTCTTGACATTAGATGATTTGTTGTGATTGTCCCATCAACAATTAAACTAGCTGATTTTTTTTCGATAATAGATAAATTTTGTATCGTAACTACATTGCCTGTACCGTTTATTGATGTCAGAAATTTAATTTTTTTGACATTTGTTCTAGTTATTTTTAGTGTAAATTCAAACTCACCGCTCCTATTGATATACGGAATACTAGGACTTTCTATAATATTCGCACCACTTTTTAACTCTATCCATGTTTTAATTAAAAACATACTATTACCTGGTATTTGAACGTATCCTTTAGCTAGGTATTCAGTAGGTGTTTTTATATCCGTTATTTCTACTGATACTTCCTTATAATCTCCTGCAGCAAATGAAATATTTTTGAGTTCTGGTTTTACAAGGTTCTCATTCGCTGGAGTTATTATCATTTTTTCAGTTATTGCTTTGATATAATTAGGATTAATTGTAAGCATACTAACCAGTTTTTCTCCGTTGAATTCTCTACCAGAACCAAAATTAATTCCATTGTTTGTTATTTTCAGTTGTGAATAGGTAAGTACATCATTTGTTTTAGATACCACGTTATTTAAGGTTTCATTGGCTACTGTTTTCCATGAATTCAAAGTATTTACCTTATTGTCAACATTGCTTATTTCTCTTCGAATTCCTTTCGCTGTTTCTTCGAACTTATTAGAAAATGCTGCATTAGTAACATAACCTTTGCTGTCAATAGTTTTTAACAGCTCTTCGCGTTCTCTTGTGAGTTTGTTTGTAGTCAATTCTTCTGTCCAGGTTCTTAAAGCTTCAGTTCGTGTTACACTATCATCATCTGTTTTTTTTAGCCGCTGTTCCATTTGTTGTCCGAAATAGTGCAAGGCTAGGCCATTTTCATCATGAAGGGCGTCAAATCGTGCTTCGTAATGCTCGTTACGGCCGTCCATTATAGCTTTTGTTTCTTTTAAACTTTTGTTAAAGTTGCTTAATTCGTTACTAGTATCTACTTTAAGCCTATTCAATTCATCTGTGATTTTTGCTTTATTAAGTTCTATTTGAGATTTATTCTTTTCAATACCATCTTTAATTCCTTCTAAGAATTTTCCACTTTCTTTTTCAAATAACTTTTTAGCGTTTTCTTGCAACAATTCCGCTAAGTTATCATAGAATTCTTTGCTGTTACCAGGAAACATATTCACAATATCTTGAACTTCTTTACTGCTATCACTGTGCGTGCTTCCAATTCCTGCTATTCCTGTTTTTTCCTCACCGAAAGTAACATTGATATATCTTTTAAAGATAGCATCGTACTCATACTCTGTACATTTTCTAGTGACTTCTACATCATGCTCAGTTACATAAATTCGTACAGTGTCACCTAAATTAATAATCCTGTTGTTTAGTTGTTGATGTGTTACTTTAATATTGCTGCTTACTTTGTCGATATGGTCTTTATTAAACTTGTTATTTAACCATTGTATAAGTTCTGATTGAGTTCTTATATCATTATTTACATAGCTTTTTTCACGTTCAAAAGGATACGTATTTCTAAGCGGGCTTATTGCTACCGCTGTTAATACTGTATCCTCTTTGTCATCTTTATTTGCTTTAAACGTTGATTTACCATAAATTTTAGTAACTACACCACGTGAGCTTTGTTTCTCTTCGAAAGTTTTAAGATTTGTACTTGTTGAAATAACAATATTGGTATCTTTCCCAATTCTTTTCTTAATTTCTATACCGAAATTGTCTCTTAATAACTCACCTTCCCATGTTCCTATTACGCTGTGCTTACCGTCCATTAGGTTGGAATAAAAGGTTTTTTCTTCCGTTGTATTGTAAGTATGACGTTCTGTTATTTCAGATTTCCAAGTGAATTTACTATTTGGGGTTTTCATTTTTCCGAATAATATATCTAAGGCCTCTCTACATGTCTTATTATTAATACTAATAGGTTCGACCAATTGTTCCATTATGTCAAAAGTCGTGTGTTGCGCTTCGATTATTATTCTGTCATTTCTTTTTTCAAGATCATAAATTCTAAATGGTTGATTCCCTCTAGGTGTGGGTAGGTATATTATCTTATTTGTTTTTAGTTTTTTGTACCTATGAGAATTAGTGATGGGGTATTCTAATTTGGCTACAAAATCGCCGTTTAAAGCTTCCTTAACAACAGCTTTTGTACATTCATGTAGAATCACTCCATGATAGGTGAAGTCCGTTGTATTTTGGTTATATAATTCTATCACTAATACCACCCCCATCTGCATTCAATTTTAATACTTGTAATACCTGTACTCCCAACTATACCAAGCCTTTTATTTGGTTCTAATTTAATAAAATCACCTTTCCAAAGTACTGTTTCATCATTTCCGTTTTTATCTAAAACAACTGGATTACTTGGGTTTCCGTCCATTATGATTTTTGTATCTAGTTTCGAAAATCTTACTACTTGCGTTCCAATTGTTAAACTCACTTCACTAGTGCTATTTCCTTCGATTATTATTTTTGGAAAAATAGCATAGTCTCCTTGCGTGTCTAGTGTTCCATTTGGATTAAATACTTTACTAAATGGCTCAATATTATATGCAATAGGATCACATTTGAATTCCACTTCAATTTGATAGTTACCAAGTTTATTTCGAAATGAAGAAAAACTTTCTACTTTATATACTTTATATAAGATGTTTTTCTGCGGTGGTTTAAGCCACACATTTTCGGCTGATAGCCAACGTTTAATTTCTTTGAGTTGTTCATCTGTTGGCTTGATAAGGTGTAATGTGTATTTTAAAGGTAACACACCTCTATTTGAGTTATCTCGAACTAATGCGCCTGTTTTCCCATCTAGCTCAAATAATTCTGATTTACTGCTTACATAATTTAATGATGGAGAAGTCTCAACGATAATTTCAAAATCAAAATCAGCTGTGCTTTTATTGTTAAAAGTTAACTTGTTAAATTCTATCATCGCTTATTCCTCTCAATTTATTTAATCTGTTTTTTCCTTTTTCGATTTCATGGTAAACTGCCTGTGCTATTAATTGAATATCTGCTTCTTCTCTAACAATTGGGTTGTTAATATTAATAACTATGCTTTCATTGTTCATTGTTGCAGCTATTCCTCGCCCTATTGCTCCAAGTGTTTGTTCGTTAAGGGGTAGGACTGCTTCATTTCCTGCCTCTCCGCCACCTAATAATTGGCCATCTCTTGCACCAAATATTGTTGGCTTGGTTAAAATGCCACCTTTCGCGTACCATTGAACTGAGATTTTGGGTACACCTTCATCTATCCATTTCAATGGGTTCATACTTCCGCTTATGCTGAAATGCGGTAATGGTATATGAGGCCATTTAAATTTGAAATTAAACAACCCTTTAATCCAGTTTATCGCTCGACTAAACACACCTTTAATTCCATCCCAAATTGTGCTAGCTGTTCTGCTTATTCCATTCATTATAGAACTAAATGTTGTGCTTATTCCTCCTAATGCTCCAGATATTGTTGTTGTAATTCCACCCCAAATTGTTGAGGCAATGCCACTAATTGTTCCCCAAATTGTTGACCAAACGCCACTGATTGTGTTTAGTACTGTGCTGATTGTGTTTGAAATACCGTCGATTAAGGTTGATATCGTTGTGCTGATTGTTTGCCAAACTGTTGAAGCTATTCCACTAATCGTTTCCCAGATGCTCAACCATATACCACTTATTATTGCTAGTGTAGTACTGATTATGGTTGAAATTACAGTTATTACTGTTGATATGGTGGTGCTAATGCTCTCCCAAATGGTGCTGGCTGTTTCTGATATACTCTTCCAAATTTCTGATACATAATTTTTAAACTCATCCCATTTTTGGCTTAACCACTCAATGATACTACCCCAGTTTTTCCAAATAACAATTATGCCCGCGATTGCGAGTGCTATTACTCCAAATGTTATTAATATTGGAGCTAGTGCGACTTCTAACGAGGTTATCGCAAGCGCAACGACTGCAATACTTGGCGCTAAAGAAGCAAAGGCGGCCACTACCAATCCAAGTACTACTACAAAATCTTTTATTGGCGCTGGGATTTTATTGAAAAAGTCAGCCACTTTTTTGAATGCTTTAGCTAATTGTTGAAAGATAGGTGTTATTGTTTCTGCAATTATTTCTCCTAATGCTGACATCGCTAACTTATGTGCGTTTGCGGCAGCACCCATTCCTTTATGAGATTCCCCCATCTTTTTAGCGGTTTCTTCAGTAGTCCCTTGAACATCTTCCATAGTACTATTTAAAGATTCAAAACTTAACTTACCTTCTTTAATTGCTGTAATCATATATTGAGCGGCTTTAGTTCCAAAAACTCTTGTTGCTTCATTATATTGTTCTTGACCATCTTTAGCGTTTTTTATTTTTTCTATGGTTTCTTTAAGCCCCTCAGTTAGGCTTTTCCCTTCTTTTCCGTACACTGCTGCTGCTTTGGATAGTTTACTTAACATATTCGACGAATCTAGACCTTTTTGTTCAAATAATCCAATAAGGTTTGCGCCTTGTTGGAAACTAAGGTTTAGTTCTTTGAGAATTGGAGCATTCGCTATTGTTTTGCTGAAAATTGTATCAACTGACTGTCCAGTATTTTGTGCAATCTTGGTTACCGAGTCTAATACATTTCCTAAGTTTTCAGAGCTTAATCCAAATGCCTCTATCGCTTTTTTAGCGTTGATTGTGCTGGTAGTTACATCAGCATTGTTAGCTTTTGAAAATTTTAAAAATAGTAATGATGTTTTCTCTAAAGTTTCTCCTGTTAAACCAAATTGTGTATTAACTTCACCAACTGCATTACCGATTTGTTCAAAACTATAGCCAGTTGTTCCACCGATATTTTTTACGATATCGTGCATCCCCTCTAATGCTGTTCCTGTAGCTCCCGTTTTCGATGTTACTATGTCCAACCCTGCATCTATTTCTGTAAATGCGTTAACTGCTTCACTACCAAAACTTTTAATCTTATTTCCAAGGTTTTGAACAACTTGTGCTCCAGCTTGAATGTTTTGAAAATCGAGTTTTTTTCCAATCTTTTTAGTTGATTCTTCTACTACACCATCTAAGCTTTTGAATTGTTTTTCTAACTTATCAATTCCACTTGAACCATCTATTTTATTAATGGCATTTTTAAATTCATTGACATCTACTTTACTTCCTAGTGCGCTTTTTCCTATCTTCTCAAGAGCTTTATCTAAATCAGCACTACTAGCTTTTCCACTTTTAATTGCGTTAGTTAGCTTGTCTCCTAAAATGTGTCGAAAATCTTCAACGCTCTTTCCTGTTAAGCTAAAGTACTTTTCTAAAGTTTTAGTATTTTCTCCAAGTTTGCTTTGTTCGCTTTGGATTCCAGATAGTTTTCCTTTGTATCCTTCAAGAACGTTTTGTGTGCTTTCTAACTCTCGTTTAAACGCTCTGTATTGTTCTTCTCCGATTTTACCTTGCTTGAATTGTGCTTCAACTTGTTCTTCTACTGATTTCAATACTTTTAATTTTTCGGAAGTAGAACTTATACTTTTTCCTAGTAGCTCTTGTTTTTGTGATAAAAGAACTGTGTTATTGGGATCGAATTTTAATAGTTTATCTACTTGTTTTAGTTCTTTTTGTATACTTGTAGTGTTTTTCTCAACACCTTTCAGCGCTTTTTCCAAGCCTTGTGTATTTCCATCTATTTCAATAGTTATTCCTTTAATCTTAGCCATATTGTTCCTCCTTTCCTAAATTATTAAAAAGAGCAAGATTAATTAATCTCGCTCTAAAAATTATCAAAATGATTTTGTGTTGCGCGAACTGCTTTCTTCTCTTTCTTATTATCACTGTGCATTTCAACATATTTTGTTTGATAATCAAGAGCATTTCCTATTGTCATTTCTGACAATTCATCTAGTGTTAGGCCACATTGCTTACAACACATGAAAAATGATTCAGAAGTAAATACTTCATCGGAAGCATCTTCAGATTCATCTACTTTTTTTGGGTATCGAAAGTTACCTCTAATAAATGGGCGATATTTTCAAAAATATCAACAACAGTTAATTCTTCTTGTTTCCCAAAGAATTCTTCTTTTTCTGGAATATTATCGTCTGCAATTTTTGCACATGTCCAAAAAATATTATACATAATATCGATGTCGCTTCCAGAAACTTCATCAAAGTTTGTTTCTTTTTTACCAAATTTTTTTACTAAACTCAAAATATCGTCAAAAAAATCACGTCTGAAATGTGCTTTGTATTTAAAAGGTAAATTAGCTGCTGCTTTTAATTTAATTCCTTTAACTACTAACTCCATTTAATTTACCTCCCTGTTGATGATTGACCAGCACTTGCTGAAGCTTCAATTTCTGGAACTTTTTCAAACCATTTATTGTATGTTTCAGCTGGAGTATCTTTGTTGGTTTTTCTCTTAACTACTTTGTCAGTAGATCTAGGAGATGCTGAAAAGCTTAGTTCATCAGTATTGTAGTTATTTCCGTCTTTTGTTGTACTTGTTACTTTCGGGCGTTTTGCTGTGCAATTGTACAACACGTGACGAGTTGCGTGCGCATCACCTTCAAATTGGAATAATAATGCGAATGAGTTTTTAGCTGCATTGCTATATTCACTTGTTAAACCACCTTCTACTTTTTCTCCAAGTACTTCTTGTTTAAATGCTTCAGGTAGATTAACTACTTTTAGTGTTCCTTCATAACCTTCGTTACTTTCTGTTTTATAAAAATCAATGTTGTCAGCTTTTATCGCAAAGATTTCTCCTTTAGGTTCTAATGAGAGTTCAACTCCTCCAGGGATAGGTTTAGGGGTTGCATACTCAATTTTCCCTTTCTTTTCTGTAATAACTGCGTAATGTACGTTTTCTAATCCATACGTTACTTTATTCTCTTCCATTATTTTTTCCTCCTGTTTTCAAGTTTAAAATCATAAGAGATCATATATATATCTTCATCTGAAATATATGTCTCTGTTTTGTCGTATATTAGTTTCATTTCGTCTAATATGTTTTCCAATTTTTCTTCCAATTTCAAATCTTTTTTTGTATTATAAAGCTCCACTACCATATCTAATACTTTCCAATGTATCTTATTGTCAGCCAATGTTTTTTCACTACCTTCTGAATAATACACTAGATAAGGAATAGTAGGAGTTGTTCTATTAACAAAATGATGATAAGCAACTGGAATTCCTAAGCGTTTTAAATTATTAAATAAATTGTTCATCGTCCTAGTCGCTCCTCTATTTTTTTGTGAACTGTTTCAATTGCGAATTGTTCTACAGGCGCTATATGGGGCATTGCTTTTGTTCTCCCGCCATTTCTTTTTGCATAGCCTCGTTCTAGTAGATGGGTTAGTCTGTAGTGTTCTTTATTATGGATTTTTATTTTTCCTTTGTCTTTTGATTTTCTCCAACTACCAGCGTATGCACCGCCACTCTTCCTGTTACTCTTAGGACTTTCATTTTTCAGTTTTTCTACAACTTCATCAGCAACCTCGTCAGCAACCTTGTCCATATCTTCTTGAACTTCTTTTTGGTAGTTCTGTAACTCTTTTAGTATCGCTTTACCCAAATCATCTGCTTTCATTTTTGATTTCCTCGCAAGTTAATTCTGTAATATCTTTAGATGTGTATTCTTTAATTACACTATATTTTTTGTTTTTGAAAATAACCTCAAATGGATTATTGTTTTCAAAGCTATGTATTTCAAGAATTAATTGGGGTTTAAATCCTGCTCTTGCTGCTTGATAGAACTCGAAGCGCCCTACTGATTTTTCATTGCATAAAACTTTAAGTTCTTCTTTTGTTTTCTCCTGTTGGCCTAAATCATCTTCAATTAGTTTGCCTTCCGAGATTAAAATAACTTCATCATTCCATGGCATTAATTTCCCCCTCCATCTTTGATAATTAAATCGTTTAAGCGATACTGTAAGTTTCTAGGGATTGCTACTCCATCTTTGTTACAATAACGATAATGGGCATAATCGACCACGAAAAGGACGTGAGCATGATTATTTCCATCTAGCTTCACGCCTTTAATTCGTGTCAATTCGTCGATTGTTCCTTTGATAATATGACTGATGTAATTGTCGCGGATTGTTGTAGTTATTCCTTCTTTTGCTTTAACTAAATCCAATATCAGTTCTTTATCCATATTATCACCTGCTAATCAGCTTTTTTACGTCGCCCTCTTTTTGTTTTCGGCTCTTCAACTTCAGTTGTTTCTTCAGCTTCTGTTGCTTCATTATTTTCTTTTACTTCTTCAGTTTCTGTTGCTTCATCATTTTCTTTTACTTCTTCAGTTTCTGTTCCTTCATCTTTAAATGGATTGATTGTTTCTTTATTTTCATCTACTTTTTTAATGAAGATGTCTCCTGCTGAATTGTCATACGTGCTTAGTTGTCTTAAACGTTCCTCACTTACTTTAAGTCCTTCTGCTGGGAACTTTTCGCCTTTTTCGTATAGTTTTCCTTTAGGATATTCTTCTGTTCTAACTTCCGTGTCTAAAAAATTTCTAACTGTTACATATTCGCTCATAGTTTGCCTCCTAGACTGCATCTGTGTAAGTAACATAGAATCCAGCTGCGCTGTCAGTTTTTCTTGCATCAAAACGAGTAAAGATTCCTAGTAACTGTCCATAAATATCATTTTCAACCCATTTTACTGTTGTTTGTAATCTATCGAATAACGTTGTGAAAGCTTTTATATCTCCAATAAACCCTTTCATTTCTCCAGTTGCTCCTGCGATAACAGTGTCAGGAAGTCTATATATTACTTTTCCTCCGAATTTATATCCTGTAGGTGAGGTAGGATCTGGTTGAAGCATGTAGCGACCTTCTTTGTCTTTTACTTTATCTAACGCTGCAAACATTGAATCAGAAACAAATAGTGAAACATCATAAACTGATGAAATTTCTTTGTTATAAATATCTTTAATCCCGTCTAATCCGACTGCAGGTTTGGCTGTTGCTGTTTTTAAAATAGATGCAATTTTTTCATTTTTAGTATTTAATACTTGTAAATCAGCATCTTCAGCTACTAATTCTAGAATATCAAAGTCGGCATCGTCAATCATTTCTTGAGAAACTGCTAAATGTCCTCGGTATGTTTCGATTGAATAATCGACAGGAGTTGCTGAGAATTTTCCAAGATTTGGATTTTTTTCCAACTCTGATACGGCAATTAATTTTTTACCTGATTTTTTAACTACTGGATATTTCCCAGAAGCGCTGTTTACTTTCACAACGTTAACTAATTTACTTAAATCTGTCTGTAAAACAGGTGCAACTTGTGGTTTTAAAATTTCAACAGGAATTAATGCTCCATTATCAACGATTTTAACACCGTCTCTTGTTTGTCCTTTTGTTCTAATGTAGCTGTTTAATGCACTGCGAATTTCTTTTTCTTTATTCATTCCTCGTTCTCCTTTTTCTGGTGCTGGTTTTTTATTGTTTAATTCTTCTAATTCTTTTTGTAAATCAACAATTTCTTGTTCTAATTTTTCTTTAGTTTCTTCTTTTTCTTCGATTTCTTTTTGGATTTTTTCCATTTGTTCATCTAATGCATCGATATCTTCATCTGTTTCAGCTGAATCAACTGCCGCCTCGGTTTCAGCAGCACGTTTTTTAGCTTCCTCGATATCTTTTTCAATATTGATTAATTTATTTGCTCTTGCTTTAATTTTTGCGTTTAAAATTATTACGTTACCCATTATTGTATTTCTCCTTAAATTGTTTTTTTCTTTGCTCTAAGCGTTGTTTTTTGTTGTCTACAAACTCTTTTTTTCTGGCCGAAATTTCCGTTTGAGGATAAGCTGGAAATGTACATGGACTTACTTCTAAAAGTTCTAGACTTTTGATAATATCTAATGTGCTATCTTCTCTTCTGATGGTATCTATTTCAGTTGGGATAAATCCGAAACTACATCCGCTTATATCTCCGCGTTTTACTCTTGCAAATACACCTACTGCCATTGGATCATCTTTATTAATTAAAATTTCTCCTTTAAGTCCAGTATCATCAACTGTTAAATTTAGAGTCTTATTGGTAGTTCGACCTAACACTAGTGACGTGTCATGATTGAATAAAGCGCGAATATCTAAATCATTAATTGATTTATCTATCGCGCTCCTATCTATTTTTTCGAAATAACCGTCCCAAATTTCTGTTTCTTCATCAAATTTGATGAAATAACCACTTAAGATTAAATCTAGTGTATCCTCTGATTCTCTTACCCTAAATTCTGAATTGATATATGCTGTTCTTTTATTCATTTTCATCACCACCTTCCAAAAGTTTTTTTTGACTTCCTAATTTTTCTTGAGGGAGATAATTTTCAAGAACTATAATTTCTTCCATCTCCTCATCTGGAATCATTCCTACCCAATCCCTAAGTTCGTTTCTTCTCATTGCGGCTAATTGAATCATCTTGCTTCCTGCATCTACCATTTCGGTTAAATTATAAGAATAAAGTGAACGTGGATTAAGTTTGAAATATCTGTTAGGACTTATTAAAATGTCTCTCGTTAGTGTTTGTGCTATCGTTTGAGCGATTGACATTATTTTAGTACTTACAAAATTGTTGTACTCTTCTTTATTAAATGAACCTATTCCTAGAAAGAATGGTGGTACACCTATAACACTTGCCACTGTCTGCTTATCTAAGGTTACTGATTCATTAATCGCAATATCATTAAGCGTTAATGGTTTGATTTGCTGAACTTCTAATAATTCTGCTGGGATTATCCAAGGTTCGCCTGCTTGTTCTGTTTCAAGATATTTTCCATATATTTTTTTTCGGCCTTCTTTTGAAGAAAGTTCATCGTTGTTCGCATCAACTTTGATAATTAGGCTTGGCATGTTCCTGCCGTTCATAAAGCTTCTTTTGGTTAACGTTGCTTGATTAAGATTTTGAACAATATCTTTTAGTACAACTTCGTATCCTGTTCCCTTGTATGGTTCGTCTGTATCTGGATTTATCGCGAAATGAACTACCTCGTCTGGCGAATACTTAATTCCGTTATATTTTATATAATAATCATTTCCGTTAGGTATGATATCAACGCTTTTCATAGGAAAAGGTGTAAGATTTTTTATGATGTCATTTTTGGTATCATATTCGATATGCAAAATTGAATTTCCTCTACCATCTAACAATAAATCTTTTACTATTTTGTAAAGCCAACTTTTTCTTGTCATATACTTACAAGGTGCTACATCAATTTTTTTTGCGAGTTCATCTTTAATTCTAATGTCACCATTTTCGGTATTCTCCATTAACTGAATAGTCATACTGGATACTAAGTCAGCAATTTTATCAACTGCAATTATCACATCTGGATTCTTATTTAACGGCTGATACCCTTCTTGGAAAATGTACTCTACAAATTCATATTGATTCACTTTTTTTATATCAACACCATTAGAATTTTGATAACTCCGTTTAAAAAACTTATCTATAATTCCCAAGCTCTTTTACCTCCTTTTTTTAATCTTATGTAAACCGTTTAAATCGCTATATATTCGTTCTCTGGGGTATAATTACCTTGCCAGAAAAAATAGAACGTTTATACGGCTTTTAAATGGCTGTTCTTTTAATCGAAAAAGCTCATTATATTAGGATTTTTGTCCATATCCTCTAGCATTTGGACTGCTCCAAAAACAGCTGCATCAAAAATATCTATTCTTGCATTTCCACCGTCTCCGTCAATTTTTTCAAATTGAATCATATCATCAGTTTTTTCAATCGCGCGAACATTTCCTACGCAATATTCAAATGCCTCTGAATGACAATAATAGAATTCTTTATTTTTGGTTTTGACTTCAATTCTTCTAAATCCTTGAGATTTTTTCCAAAAATATTGTGGTTGGTCAACTATGTTGAATTTTTGATTTTTCATTTTAATAAAGAATTCTCGACCAAACTTTTTATCAAATCCGACTTTTGCAATCTTAAATCCTTTATTTCTCATTTGAACAAACCAATTGACAACATCATCATATAGGACAGTAGGAGTATTACTCATTGTTAACCAGCCATCTTCCTTCCAACCGAATAATGGAATTGAATCATCATTGGCTTTTTTTTGTGCGGCAACAATTGGAAAGAATGCATGAGGAATTACAATATCAATTATTTTCCCTTTGTATTTGTATTGGCCGTATAATGCGGTTGCTGTTAAATCGTGTAATTTTGATAAGTCTGCACCGCCATACCATTTAATTGGTAGTTTGGCCAATTCTTCAATACTCCAATCAAAATTAGAATCACTGTCAATAAATTCATCCACATTGAAGTAAGCATTCATTGAATTTGTAAAAATATTTAATGTTTTGTTGAAAAACTCATTTCTAGTCTGCGGATCATTAAGTGCTTGTTCTGCTTCTGCCATTAAACTTTTTAGTGAGATGGTAACTCCACAAGATGGATTAGACATGAGTAAAGTATTAGGATCTAAATAATCAATTGGATTACCTTCTTTATCTTGATTTGCTTTACAAACGAATATAAAAAGTTCGTCGTCAATTATTGTCCCATCTAATATTTTTTGACAATATTTTAATCTGTTAGCTAAAAATCCGTTAGGAATATCTCCAGCGGTACTAATAACTGATAGTAATCTATTTCGATAAGCACTCATTGTTTTTTTCATCAATCCGTACCTTTTATAATTTTTCATCGTATGTCCCTCATCGATAACAATGAAATTTCCGTTTAATGAGTCTAGTCTAGATTCATCACTGGCCAATGCGTTAATATAAAAAGAACCTTCTACTCCGTAATTTCCTGAAATAGAATGTTCTTGATTATTGTCTTTTGTATTTATTCGTTTGTCTTTCCATCTATCCGTATTGTGTTTTATGAATCTGAATGCCTCTAACGATTGTTTCATACTGTTAGCCACAATATACGCTTTACTCCCACTTTTTATATCAAGTAATGAACCTGCAAGTGTAAATGCGGCGGTAAATGCTGTCTTTCCATTTTTTCGTGGTAACATCATAAATGATTCTTTAAATCGTCGTTCGCGACTACCTTTGATATTAAATCCAAATAGATTAGTAACTATGAAATGTTGCCACTCTTGTAGTTTCAGTGGTTTATTTCTTATACTTACCGCGTTCATATCGTCACCCTGTGCATGGACTATTACATTTTCAATAAACGTAACAACGAAATCTACAATATCTTCTCTTAGATCCCACTTGTTTGATTCAACATCTTTTAAAAAACGTTCTGCAGCTTGAATGCGTTCTTTGTTCGCAACTACTTTTCCAGAAATAACATCATTAGCGTATGCTTTGGCTCTGTCAAAATTTTTCATAATTTTTTTCCAGCAGTCTGCAAGAATTTTAAAATAGGTGAATCATTTTCTTCTGTAACGATATCGCCAAGCGCTTTAGGATTTAACATCAATCTATCCGAGTAGGAAATTATATCTTTCCGCAAAGTCTCCATAATTGTTATTAGTGGGACTTTCCTCATGTTAGTTGCTCCTGCTTTATTCGTGTATTCTTCCATTGCGAGATAATCATTTTCTTCGTGCGCCTTTGCGTAAGTGTGATATTGAAAAAGAAGCCCTGCATAGATTTCAATTATCGGTTTAAATTCATCTCGATAAGTTCCCAAGGACTTCATTTGTTTGATTGTATTTTTTTCAAAAGAATTCTTAGTTGGTGGTCTGGCCAAAAATCTCAACTCCTTTTTTTCTTCTGTCGACTTTTACACCCCTTTTTCTCTGAGACCTCCGTTTTTGGAAGAAGTTCCCTTCCCCGGTTCCCAAGTCATCAAAATAAAAATTTTTGATGCGGGGGGTAAAAATTAAAAATTATTTTTTAGAGAAAATCAATTTTTTTTATTTTCCCTATACTAATAATTATAACGGACATTTTGGACATTTTGGACAAACTTTAATATTTTTGAAATTTTTTTTAAAAAAAGATAGTCTATTGACTATCCTTTTATTTTATTTTTAAAAAAACTATCTAAAACTTTATCTGAATTTTCCCACATGTTAACCAATCTCTCATTTTGGTGATAGATGTAGAATTTATCATAATGTAATTCCAACTTATTCTTTTCTTTGTCGAATAGATAAATAGATCTAATTTCTTTTTTCCATTTATATCCATAGTTCCATATGTCAGATAGTAATCTTAGTATCTCATGAATTCTGTTGTCTACACGTTCTTGATGGACTTTGTATTTTGCAGGTGTAGTTAATACTCTTATGAAATTATTTAAATCCATGTTGAACTTATTCTCTAGATTTGCTACCTCTGTATCTGTTAATACATTTCTAGTATTTTCTTTTAGTTTGTATATTTCTTTTTCTAATACTTCTTTTTTAGGAAAATCATATATTCTTCGTTTTAGCGCTTTTATCAATTCTTTATCAAAAGTAAATAACACTAACTTTCACATCCTTTGTTCTCGCCTATCATAGCAAGAATTTCAACTACTGTTTCTGTAACGTGAAAGTGTTGATTTTCTACTACCACTACACTTCTAGTTGGCAGTAGTTCTGCTTCGTAAATTGCAGTTATCTTTTCTGTATTTAAATACAATTTTTCTTTATTACTCATTGTGCATTTTATTAAATTCATTATTGTTCTCCTCAACCTTTCTAATGGCATTGTACCAATTACTTTCCTCAACTAACGTATGAATCCCGCAATCCTCACATCTTATACAGAATACATTGCCTTCTACATTGCAATACTCTAACTCACCACAACATTTATGGCAGTAGTGTTTGGTGCTAGGTGCTTTTCTGTATACGTATCGTTTTAATTTTTCATAGTTAATTAGCATTTGTGAATACTCCTTTAAGGAATACTATATCTGGTGCATATATATATAATAGCACTTGAGAAACAACTAGAATGATAATGCTGATAATACCTATGCAAATTAGTATTATTAAATGTTTTTTCTTGATTTCAAAATCACTAAAAATGAATATATACATCATTATTGAAAATATAATAATCCCACATATAACACTTATGGTTGATGCTACTTCCCAAAAGATATATTGCCCTCTTAAGCTTGAATATACTTCTGGCGCTTTGTCTATACTAATATTTAATTGTTCTGTTATTTTTTGCATTAATTCGTTCATTACACTTCTACTCCTAACTCTTTTAACCTTCTATCTATGCGCTTTATTTCTATGTGTATACATTTTATAATATTTGCTTTTAAAAAACCTTTTAATTCATTTAGATAGACTTGTTTATTATTTAAACCCTCTATTGTAAATGGTGTTTCTGAATTTAATATTTCTTCTAATTTTCTTTTTCTATTTATTAATTTTTCCACTACTCCACCAACTCCTTATTCTCGTATATGTTGCCTATGACTTCCAACATTTCCTCTATGGCATCGTAATTACCGAAATATCCCACACTCCAACGACTATCTATTGACTTTAGAACAAAAGCACAACTGCTTTGTTTATATTTGATAATACAATTCCAAGTGCCATTGACTGTTACTATATCTTCTTCATAAATATACTTTCCGTTCTTATCCTTAAGTCCTGTGTTCTCCATGGACTCTACTTTATCAAAAGAAAATATAGCTGCTCCACCTCGAAATCCAATACCTACATCGTAAACTGATACTTGTTTATTGTAGAAATCTACCATTTCTACTTCTCTAACTATATTCAATTCCTTAATATAAACTTTTGGTTGTAACATTTTTATTCAACTCCTAACTGGTAATCTAAATACTCTTTCCACTGACTAATTATTTTATGAAAATTTCTTATTTCACCATCGCCTTTAAATACAATTTTAATTTTTTGTAAATTTCCTAACTCACAAATTTTATGGTCTTGCACTACGGTTGTATTCCAACCTGTAGCTGCTATGTTTTCTAAAGAAACCTCAATATATCCGCCTTTTTTTGCTCTTCCTCCTTGATACCCTGTTGTTTCTATATCGGCTTTTATAACTGACCTGTCTTTAAATACTTGACTATTTCTTCCTAACATTCTCCTACCCTCCTACTCGTCTAATTCTCCGTTATATTGTGGTATTTCCATCCAGTAAATAACATCATTATCAGTATTTTCAAAACCTAATCCATCTCCAATTTCTTCCCATGTATCGATATATGTATCAACAAACTTCCCTGAAGGCAAAGGGAAAGTGACTAGTACTTCTTCATCAAGTTCAGGTAACGTTCCATCCCACATAAAATCATATTTATCTCCGTAAATTTCCACTTCATCTTCAGTCATCTTTCTCGTTGTTAATTTATTCCATTTCATAACCGTACCTCCTACCCTCCTACTCCTTCTAGTTCTGCTACTTTCTTCGTTAACTTTGCTTGTAGTTCATCTAGATCATTTAAGTTAGTTTTTAATCGCATATTTTCGTTTCTTAATTTTAAATTTTCATTAGCCACTTTTTCTAATGTCTTTTCACTGTGGTATGCTCCAAATAACATTCCACCAACAAAAATTATAGATAATACTAAAATTATGTAAATCCATTTGTTTATTTTTTTAAAATTCATTTTATGCTCCTTTACTAGAGAGTAGTTTTTCACGCTCTTTCTTTAAATTATAAATAAGTTTATTTATATTCGTTATATGTCTTGCTGCTTTATTTTTCTCTATTGTCAGATATTCTATTTCTTTTTCTAACTGTTGAAGTTTCTCTGTGGTATTATCTGGTATTCCTTTTTTATCTTTTATAGAATCGTATATTCCTTTTAATTTTTTATAATTTGGTAGCCTTGGAGTTGTTCCTTTTCTCCATGCGTTGAGATTCTTTGGTTCTACTCCTATCTCTAATGCTAATATAGCATCAGACCACTTCATTTGTTTTTTGATTTCGCTTATCATTTCGCTTATACTTACAACTTTATTCATTTTTTCTACCCCATTCTTTCTTGTAATCCTTCTACAAACCAAACCAATGTTCCAATAATAAGTATTGCTGGTATCATTAATGATAGATACACTATCTTTGCTAAAAATCCTCCTAAGTTTTTGGCTATTTTTTTGTTTGTGAAATTTATTATTTTCTCTGTCATTTTTTTATCTCCTTATTTTTGTAAAATTCTTTAAATTCTTTTTCTCTTCTTCTTTGCCATCTTAGACCTTCACCGATAATTTTATTTGTATTTCTATCGTGAAATGTATTGTGTATCTTATTTGTTAGAGGAAGGCAATTCCAACTAACGAACTCTAACTCTGGATACTCTGAAACAGGGAATATGTGATGCACCATTTCTGCTTCAACTCTTAATCCGTATCTTAGTGATTCTTGGCATAAATAGTTATACTTCTTTAAAATCCTCTCTCTGAATTTTCTCCAACGAGAACTTTTTAAAGTCTTTCTAACTTTCTTCATGTTTTGTCATTTTATACCCCTCTTTTCGTGTGTGAACTAGTCATATCTTATAGTTTGTATAATTCGCTAAAATTAATAATTCCTTGCTATTAAAAGCGTTTTGCTACCTCTTTTTTATCAACTAGCGTTTTGCTCGTTATGTTAAGTTGATATTTTTAATAAAAATTAAAGTCCAAACCTTGACATTGCTAAGTCTTGTTGGTCTTGCTTAATTCCAATGTATTTTTTAGTGATTGCAGGTGAAGCGTGATTGAATAACTCCATTAACATTACTATATCTTTGTACTTGTTGTAGAAATGATAACCGAATGTCTTTCGCATTGTGTGAGTACCTACACTTTCTAGTCCACATTCTTCAGCAGCTATTTTCAAAATAAGATATGCTGATTGTCTACTTAGTGGTTTATTTTTGCCATTTCTTGATTGAAATAAAAAGTGATGCAGTGGCTTGCCTTTGACGTATTCCCTTACCTCTTTTTTTAGCGTTGGTGTCATTCGGAAGCTTTTTTCTTTTCGTGTTTTCTTCTCTCGGATTTTAACATTCCAACCGCTAACATCCTTAACTCTTAGCTGCAATATGTCACTTATTCTAAGTCCTGAATTTATTCCGAAGAGAAATAGCATGTAATTTCTTTCGTTCCATTCTTTCAAATAATCTTTCATTGCCTGTATATCGTCTTTATTGCGAATTGGTTCAACACTATTCATTATAATCACCACCAATATTTTTGTTGACTATAACAACTAATGAATGCCTTAATTTTAATATTTTTTGTTTTACCCATGATTCTGAATAGTTTACTTTTCTGTGGATCTGGAAATAATTCAAGTTTAAAGATGCCCAATAATACAATAATTCTTCTTCGATGTCATTGCATTTAGACCTTAATTCATTAATGCTATCAACAATTAATTTTGCTCTAACATAACGAGGGTCATCTAGTTTTTTAATAGCTGTATTCTCTACAGAATTACCTATTTTGTTTAAACTTACTCCTAAATTTTCGCTTGACGAAGATTCTAAGAAGTGGCATTCAACAACATTTAAGTAATGTTGTTCATTTCTTAGAAAAAAATCAATTTGTTTTAAATCATATTTTTTAACCACATGTTGAACTCCTACTGGCTAGATTTTTGAAATCTGCTCTAATTAAATTTTAAATAATTATAAATTTTATTTTCGCGCATGCGCTTTTTAAAATAACAACTACTTAATTTTTATTTTTATTATGTTATTATTAATATTTATTATTAATATATTATTCTTATTATGTGTGGAATATTTCCACTATGATATGGGAATATTTCCACTATGTGTTGGAATAATTCCACTATAGTATGGGAATATTTCCACTATGTATTGGAATAATTCCACTATATGCTTACTATCAATTTTCTATTAGATCTAAATCTTTAGTGTTTTGTATAGAATTTAATATAGCTTCTTTAATATCGATATCGGTATCAGCACCAACTTTTACCGAAATAAAGTCTTTATTCTCTTGAAATTTCTTTCTGAGGGTTTCTACAAAAGCTTTTAAATTACCTATCATGTTATTTTGTTCATAACTTTGGATGCTATTCCTTAAGTACCAAAACTCCTCATCGTTTATTAATTCCTTGTCGTCGAACCTGTCTAATACCTTGACTAATCTTTCACAAATCTTACAGCCTTTTTTTGTTCTCCATCTTCTTTCAAATGCGCTTAGTTGTATGACGTTTTGGCCAAAAATAATATCTTCGGCGTTTACTACTTCGTTCTTAACAATAGCTGGCATAGTTGGTAAGATGATG